ACAAGCAAGTGATACTGCACTTACATCCGCAAAAGTAACTGCATGGGCAACTTACAGAACTTCATTGAGAACTTTACCAGTAGATCAATCTTCAGTAACAACATATGATGATATTACATGGCCAACAAAACCATAATAAATAGTTTGCAATGAAGAAGATTTGTTATATAACTAGATCAAATTAAAAGGATTTAATGTACTTAATAAAAGATAAAAATACCCTTTCGGCCAGAGCAGGATCAGGTGGGGTGAAGTACGATTCATCACCAGACAGCGCACACATAATCCCCGGCAAGTTATATCCTGCTATTGAAGGTATAATAAATGCTGAGACCCGGCAGACATTTACAGATTCATCGAGTGATGCTCTGGCGGTTAGTGGGTTTGGTGGAGTATATCATCAACATCCACTCAGGAAATTCGGGAATACTTCTATAAAATTTGATGGAGTAGATGATTATATAACTGTTCCAGAAAACGCAGATTTTGATTGGGGTACTGGTGCTTTTACAGTAGAATTTTGGGTTCGTCCACATGGTGCAATTGGTACATCGGAAGTTATTGTATCATCAAGTCATACAGGTGGTACTGATTCTGAGTTTTATTGCAGATTTGAATCTGGAAAAATTAATTGGGCGAGCCCTAGTGATCACTTATCCTCAAGCACTTCAGATTTTGCTGTAGACACTTGGTATCATGTAGCATTTGTAAGAACGAGCACAGGATCAAACGGCATGACATGTTATAAAAATGGAACCTCTCTTTATCAATTTACTGATAATAAAGATTACGACCCGACTGAGGGTATGATATTTGGTGCTAGGAAAACCGGTGGTTCTGTTTCACAATTCGGCGGAATGTACTTAGATGATATCCGTATCACAAAAGGTTTGGCCGTATATACTGGTAATTTTACTGCTCCTACTGGGACATTAACAACTACATGGTCAGCGAATCCTTTCGGTGGAAGTAATACAGCAGCAAATTCAACTGCTTCTAACGTAGGGCTCTTACTTCACTCAGATGCTGGTGGACATGTTGGTGCTTATGGTACTGAACAGAGTGATGGTTTAAGTTACTACTACACAGACATCAAGGGAAGCAAGCCCATTAAAGACCCTAGAATTGGCGCACACTTTGGGAGTCAGAGACACATGATTGGGTCAAAGCAACTGTTAAAAGAAGAGACTCTGGAGAATCAACTTTATGGAGAGAGCGCAGCAACTGAAGCTACATATTCATTTGATGGTAGAGAATTTTTTCGTGGTCAATGTCCAATTTCTGATACTAATGAAAATAACGCAGGTGGTGTAAGTGTTAATTTTACTACAGTCAATAATTTTGTGGAAATAACTGGATATTTTAATGCAGTCAATTTGATACATAAAACTGCAAATAGTACTAGAACATGGCAAGTTCTTGTTGATGGTGTAGAGGCTCATAGTGCATTAAGTGTTGCGGCGACCGTTGACACCCCTTTGGACGGTAGATATGTTCGTGCTACTTCTCTTAGTAATATAGATATAACATCGTCTTCTTCTTTATCGTCTGATACAACTCTTGGAATTCATACACTTAAAATGAAACTTGCTAATGCGGCTAGTCAATATATATACGGCATAGAACTAATAGCCCAAGACACCACATCAACTGCAACCAAATCACAGATACAGATACCCTCACAGAATGTAGTCTCCTACGGAAAGAAGTTTACTGTCTCTGGAACACCACACTATGATCCGTTCAATGGGTTTACCAACAGTACAACACTTCATTCTGCTGTTGTGGATACTGCAACATCATTAGGTTTAAGTTCTGCACCCGGCTCATCAGCATCATGGGCAATAAGTGGTTCTAACAATATTAGACCTTACAATGGTGGCAGAGTAGTCAAGTGGGTTGATTCTACTGGAGTAATCAAGACATCAGTAAACATGATGCCTCCAAATGCTCAGAATATTAGTACAACTGCCGCTGCTGAGATAACCACTCCAAGTGCAACCAATACCGCATACCTTCCAGCATTTAGTGATGATGCAGTAGACCACTCACAAGCAGAAGTTGCAAAGACCTTTCATTACAGAGAGTTTGGGAATGGTGCGGCAAATGGTGGTGGTGGTGGTAGTGCCCCTTATGCAGATGCAAGTATGCTAAATACTACCGATAATATTGCATACGTTATGGATGATGGGTTGACAAGTTTATCTGTTGAAGGCTGGGTTGGACACGCAACTTATGGTTTACAAAGTGGTGGTGCGAATGAATCGGCATATTTAACATTTATAGGTACTGGTATCTCGTGGAAACAACGATCAGTTACTCATGGTGGTAATGATGAATTTAGATGGTTCGTTGATGGAGTAGAAGTTAAGGTATATGATGGTTCTGGTACAACATCAGAATACGAAAATATAGCACAAAATCTACCCTATGGTACTCATATTGTAGAAATAAGATGTGTTGGACTTGCCAATAATGCCGATCAGTCTTTCCATGAATTTACCTTCCACCAACCCAAGATACCACCTATTCCAGAGGATGCTGTAGTTCTTGCAGATTATATGCTGATGGCAGACTATGTTGCAAATACAAGTAATGGGAATCATTTGATTAGTAAGGGCGTTAGGGCTGTAAGTCATACAAAGGATATATTTTATGAAGAGGTGAATACATTTGTTAAATCGTTTTATGATACTGGTGCTTTCCCGGGCATGGGTTATCTAGCAAGTAGTTCTAGCAGTACAAATGCTACTAATAATAAATATAGTCTACCAGCCTTTGGCACTACTTTTCAGGTAAACGGACATACTAGCCAAACGAATAATGATCTTTTTATCGATGGTGGTGATGTTGCACAATCGGGAACTACTTCAGGTAATCATGGTGACATTAGTTATCCAGATGCCGCAGTTACTTTAGGGTTGCATAAGTTTGCGGTTCATGGAGCTTCAGGTCAGAGTTATTCACCATATCTAAGTGGATTAGGATTTAAGATTGCAACTCCAATCCACACATCCTCACACTACCAACCCTTTGAAACACCATGGCTGTATGAGTTAGTAGGAGGTGACAGGAACATGGAACAGACTAATCTGGTGGTTACTGCAGAAGGTAAGACATGGGATGAGATTACTAGGGATGTGAGTTATATTGGTAATATCGTGCACCAGCCCGGTAGTAATGCAGGCTATAACGAAGATGTGATCGTTATAATGGATGATAGAAGAGGGCGCAGGTCTGCTCGCCTGGGACCTTGCATACAAAAAGATTTTGCTTGTGCATATGACAGAGATATTTGTCTTAGATCCGGTGAATATGCCATTCATACGACATCGGTGGGAACAGGTGGTTCAACAGCTGGCGGTGTGTGTCGGATTTATATAAATGGAGTCCACCGGAAGCAAGGCTCCACCGGTGCCGGTGGGTACGCGCAGTCAACTATTTTTACCGTTGCACAATTGAAAAGAGGAGATTATGTGCAAGTAAAAGGGCAATGGCATGCAAATCATGCATTGAATTCATATTGGATAGATAGAGTTTAGTATGAATACATCACAAAAAAGAAATATATTTCAAGTAGGAGAATATTAAAATGGCATATTTAAGAGACAATACCTCGACGCTTGATGCAGGTTCAGATTCCCCGGTCGGTGCACCAGGATTGAAACCACATATCAGGCCCGGAGTGTTGTATCCTGCTGTTGCTGGTAAGCTGTTAGATGGTTCTACATCACATGGGTCAACCTATGGTACTGCTCAGGCAGATGGCAAAAAATATTATTATACAGACATCAAAGGAAGCAAACCAATCAAAGACCCTAGAATTGGCGCACACTTTGGGAGTCATCGGCATATGTTTACATCTCTACAACTGCTAGAGCAGGAGACTGCTACACATGGTAGCAATGTTTATTCCGTAGATGGTAGAGAGTGGATTAGAATGTGTGGGGCTAATTGGGGAAGTGGATACAAAAATGGAAATTCTGGAGTACGTTTTGAAATACATGGTTCTTCTGGAAGTCCTGCTGATCACTTTATAGAAATAACTGGTTATTTCAATGCAGTAAATTGGAAACAGTATATTGATTCTTATGTTGACCAACATTTAGTTTCAATAAATGGAACAG